ATATCTGACTTTGCAAGTGTAGCACCTTCAGCAACAGTAGCAGCGCCATCTTCAGCATTAGCTTCTTTTACATAGCTAATAGTCTGCGCTTGTGTAGAACCTTGAGGAATTAAAGAGCGGATATGGTCTGCTCTAAGCGCCTCAGCTTTGATTCCAGCGATTCTGTCGATTTCAGCAACGTCACCAGTCGTGTTTCCAGATATAAGCATATCACCCGCCGCTTTTACTTCAAATTTAGCAGAGTTATAGTTACCTTCAGTTAAACCTTTCAACACACCATCATTGATAGCGTTTGTAAGTTCTCCTTTGAAAGATGCTTTTTTAGCGCCTTCAAAAGACTTCTTCATACTAACCTCTGATTGGTCAATACGGTCGTTAATTTCAACAAACTTGTTTGTCAAATTAGTAATTTCGCTTTTAAGTGAAGTTTCAAACTCACCTTTAGCATTATCCATAGCTTGACCAGCTGCCTTTTCGATTTTAGAATCTACTAAAGAACCAATCTCATCAAGCTGTTTTTTGATGTTATCTTCCATTTTAGTCGTTTAAGGAATTAATTAAATATTGATATATATTAGGGCTTTCCTCTTTCTTCACAACCTGCGGCTCAGTGACTTCTATTTCAGTCGGCTGAGTGCTTACTCTTTGGAATAAAGATTTTAGCTTTAATATTTCGGCTTCAAGCGCGTAACCTAAGTCATCCGATATATCGCCTTTGCGTATTAGCTTAGCCATATTATCGTAGCGCTTCATAATTTTATCTTTGTCGTAGTTACCTTTGACATCCATTATCATAGCTTGGTCATTTGCTGCCAAAGTAACCGCACTAATTTCATATAGTTTTACTTCATTTATATGTCTATGCCCATCTACCATTTCTTTTTGAATTGGTAATATACCGACAGAGTTTTCTGTAATGACTCCAGTTTTCATAAGTTCCATTACATCTTTACCTAGCCTTGTTTTTGGTATCTGCGCTTCAAACATTAAACCCTTTTCATCTTCATAAAGACTAACCATTTTACCTAATGGCTTATCCATATCGTGCTGGTATAAATACTTCACACGACTTCCGTTTTCTGTTATTGTCTTTCTGTACGCGCCCTTATTTATAATATCGCCATCAGAGTCAATATTACCAAACACAGAACCGTAGCCCTTAACAATTCCACTTTTTTCGTCTGCATCTTTTAGTTCACCTAAATGAGTTGATTTATATAAAATTTCCATACTACAAAGATATAAATTTTTTAAACAGGTGTTGTGAGTACTACGCACTTACAATTAATATTGTTTTCTGGTCTACTACCAGAGCCGGGATGCATCAAATACTCACCACCTACATTAAACATATCTTTAAACTTTCGTTTTTGCCCGTTAACCCTAACATGAGCATCCCTACTATTCACAAAGCTAGTAAGCCATTTTTTTTGTAAGTTTTCTTCCCCGTACATATCCTTAGCAGTTTGCATACTCGCAAAATTAGCGGCATTAGTAGCCTCTGTTCTTACTATAGTTTTTGAGCGCCACTCTGATAGTCCTTTTACTTGGCTTCTTAAAATCCTACCAGCTTCTCGTTCGTTGAGGTTTTGAAACTCTGGTGACCGATGAAAGCGCTGTATTATTTTAGTGAGTTCTTTTTGTTGTGTTTCACTTACAGATGCACCTCTAAATTCCGCTATTTTCTTACCGGCTGTTTCAAAACTATCTCTCCATATATTACGATAATCATTAGGGTTAATTAAAGGCGCGTATTGTTCTGTAAAACTATTTACATAGTATTTAGAAAAAACAGTTCCTATATCTCTATAAAGAACAGCATATAAAGCAGATATTTCTGTAGTGTTAAAAAGAACATCCCAGTTAGCTACTTTCCCAGTCTGTAGGTAAGTATCTATGCCTTTGTTATGTTCTCTTTTAAAGAACTTAAAAAAAGGTTTAAATTCCTTTTCTTCAGCTGTATCAAGCCTTGATTCCCAGCCTTTCTGATAATCTTGTTCAAATGGCATTACTCGCCTCTTAGTTTTTTAATTTTCTTTATTGCCCAATTTACTCCACTTGTACCGCCCCAAAGATTCCAAGCTACATAACCTCTGTCTTTCCAAGGCGTATCTTTAAATTTAGGGTCAACTGTGGCGTTTTCTCTATGTCGGTTAAATTGTGCCATTCTAGCTATTGTACTTTCAGAAAGTTTTTCTCTTTTAGCTAATTGGTTTGCACGCTGCCATCCTACCTCAGTACCCCCACGAACCTCATCACGACCATACTTCTCGCGCCACTCAATCATTCTTCTGGCATTGTTAGTAGCTGATTGCGGATAGTCGTTATACGTTTCTTTGATAGTATAATTCTTAGAACTCATTGGGTGGTCTGTCGGTAAAAGGTCTGTGTCGTGTTTACCGCCTCTAAACTTACCATTGCGTACAGCGTACAAAAAAGAATTCACCCTTGCGTAAGCCCATTGGTCTGCACTCGTAACGCTAGGTCTTACACTTTGAGGGTTTGTGTTATACGCACCTATACCTCTTTTAAAAACAGCGGCTAACATTCCATAAGTCACCCTTTTTGATGCGTTATCGCCATGCTTTTCATTATGGTCATCTCTTTTTTTTTCTAAGGCTTTTTTTACCCTAGCGGATATTTCAACCTTTTCAACCATACTATCTTCATCATAATATGAATCTTCATCATAATGGTGGTTGTCACTTTCGTAAATTTCTCTGTTTGATTCTCGCTCCGCATAATACTCATCTAGCTTTCCAGTTATAGCTGCCTCATAAGCCTCGTGGCTTTCAAAAGGCATATAAACTGTTCCGCCTCTAAAAATATGTGTATGATAACCAGTACCGCCTAGCTGTGCTGCTCTGTCTTTAGCTTCTTGTATTGTTGTGTACATATCTTTAGAACCAACAACTTCCGCTTTAAATAACTCTAGGTAATCAATGTTTATTTCTTTAACCTCATCAATATCTGATAATTCCTCACTAGAAATAGGAATTAAATTTGCTGGGACATAGTATTTGTCTAAATCTGGATTTTCTTCATCTACCCCGTAACCAGTTGCCGCTCTTTTTTCGTTTGGCGTTAACCACCACGCTTGGCTCATTTGTTGTACCACTTTTTCCGTTTCCTCTTGTAGTTCGGGAATAACAGTGAAATCAAAATCAATGTATAATTTCTCACCATAAAGCGGCGTAAGCCATCTATTAAGTTCATCTCTTACTTTAATTAGTTCTGGAATTACAGCGTTTTGATATAATGCTTTTTTCGCTTCCTTTTGATTATTGTAAGTGGATGCGCTAGTATTATTTAAAAGCTGTACCGGTACGTTATATATATTACATAAGTCTTTTACAGTGCTATCATACTGCTCAAGAAGTGAAAGGTCTGCGGCGTTTAATCCGAAATTTACCCATGAAAGTTTTTTAGGGGTAATGATTACATCTCCAGCGTTTTTACTTCCTTGGTATTGTTGTTTGAATTTTTGTTTTAAAGCCCTAGCCTGTGTTTCGTTGAGGTCTCCTTCATCCGACATGAGAACCCCCCTAGCTGTTTGGTTTTGCAAGTATTTAACCCCAGTAGTAAGCGCCTCATTATTAGCATCCATTGAACGAAGCCCTGCTTTTAGTGGCGACATTCCGTAAAGGTGCGAACCAGTGCCATCATAATAAGGGTTAAAATCTTTTATATGTAAAACCTCTTCAGCTGGTATCCTATGGCTTCCGTTATATTCTAAAGTATAATCTTTTACAGGCTGCATTAAACCGCCAGAGTTTATTTCAACTACTTGGCTAGGTAAAACATATAGTTCTTTAAACCTGTTTGCTCCCGCTCCTGTTTCTGGTCTAATTCCGTAAATATACCTGTTCCCTGTAAGCTTACCAAAAGCTATAATTTCCTGTAAAAAAACACTAAATGATTGCGCTGGGTTGGGGCGGTCTAAAATTTCGTGCAATTCAGTATGCTCAACCTCAACTAAAGAGTGCTTTCTAAGGCGCTCTGCTTTACTTAAAGTTGTTTGGTTTAGTTCACCACTTGTAAGTGATTTATATCGCTTTAAATCGCCTTCTTTTTGCACCTCATAAACTTGAAAGGGAATCGTACTGGCAGATTTATTAATTAAATTTATAATAGAGTATATAGTACTGTTATATCTATACCCTTTATCAATGTAAGTATCATCTTTTTCTGGATTCCAAACAAGCTGTTCGCCTAGATAATTATATATCGCTTTATTAAAATCAACAGATGTATTTTGATTTTTAGAAGTTAACCCTTGAATAAGTTTTTGAAGAAAGTTAGCCATGTTAGAATTTTATTTTACAAAAATAGCAATTATATAACAAAGAAGCTGTTTTTGTTACTATGCTCTGAGTAAATTGCATAACGCGCAGCATCCATTAAGTGATTTGCTTTATCAAGCGGTTTATTTATTATCGTGCCATCTTTTAATTCCTGCCAATAATAACTCAAATATTCCTGTTTTAAGTTTTTACTTTGCTCACTTCCAATTATATTAAATTCTTTCATTAAGCTAATTCCAGCATTTACGCTTCCAGTTCCTTTAATGGCTGGCTTAACCCATAAACCAGACCTTTTTAATTCATCGTTACTCTTAGGCTCAGCACTTTCTGCAATAATTAAAGTTTCAGCGTGTCCATTCTCTTTTATTAGATTTATTATATCTTGATTAGTCATACCGGTAGCATAACAAATCTCATGCAAATACAAAGTGTCTCCTTGTTTGTAAACCTCAACTATGGCTGTGGGGTCATTGCTATATCCGTAATCTAACCCCAATATTACATCATCAAATTTCGGAAAACTGTTAATAGATATAAAACCCCAATTACTAAATATTTGTCGCTTAGAAAACACCGCTCTTTGACCATCTCCATAAACACGCCAGTAGTCTGGGTCTCTTTCACGCATCCTTTCAATTTCATTAACAAGTTCAGCGCTTAAAAACTTATTGTCTTTATAGGTGGTAATCCAAGTATCACAATCTTCTCTAGTAATCAATTCATCATATATCCAATGTATAGGGTCTGAAGGATTAAAGTCAATTATTACAAAACCGGTTGTCCTCATATTTATTTGTCTAAAATCTTCAAGCAACAACTCATTACCTTCATTCAAGTAAGCTATATCACGCTTTCTTCCTCGTATTTTTTGCGGCTCGTCAACACTCAAGAACTCAATTAAATGTCCGTTGTATCTAAAAGTATTTTCACTTTTATTATGTACACCCTTCCAATAGATGCCAGTGGCTTCTAGTATCTGTAAAAAATCTCTTTGCACAGAACCTTTAAGTGCGGGTAGTGTCTTTCTTATAATTGATATAGTAAGCGGCTTTGTTGAGGTTGTAATTAAATAAGCTAAATATTGACAAATAGCATAAGTCTTACCAGACCTAGTTCCACCTTGATGGATTCTAAATCTAGCGTTAGTATTCTTTACATCGTAAAACTGTCTATTTAAAAACTGTTCTACTGTTCTTGTTCCGTTGCTGGTTTCCATTCTATTAGCGTACTCTCTACGCCCCCTTGATGTTCTATTTCTTGCCTTTCTATATAGCCCCTCTTCTTGCCTTTTGTTTTTAGGTAAAATATTGTTGCTGCTGTGCTTCCATCTCTAATCTGTTGATGTAATTGGCTCTCAGCAAAGTCAATTCCAATATTCTCTATATCATCAACAGCCTTCTTAAATTCTAAATCTTCCTTGTAATACTTATAAAAAGTTGTTCTACCTATTCCCGCCATTTTGCAAGCTGTAGTCACAACACCTAAAGTTTTCTCCAAAGATTCTATTAATGCCTTTTTTATGTGTTCACTTTTGTTCGCCATTCAACAAAGGTAAATAAAAAAACCCCAGCGCCGCAACTGGGGTATAAACATCCATAAACTTAAACAATATGAAAGCGGCTAATCGTTGTTATAAGGCTGTACTTCGTCAACTATTTTTCTGTTTCTAGTATAAAACTTTTCTAATCTATCTAGTGATTCTTTAGGCATAAAATAGTTGCCTGCATTAGTATATACATTGTAAAGTAAATATCCTAATTCATCAATAGCCTCAGCGTAAGTTTCAAACTTAATATCCTCATTCCAATCAGAAAAATCAATTTGCGTTTTTTCTTCATATTGTAAATTATAAGCAGTTATATTGCTTATGTAAGCATACCATATATCCCTAGAACGCGATTCCTTACCTTCTTTAGACATATCTTGAGTTAAAGTATTTGCTATTTTTACTATTTCCTTTTTATTTAATAATTGAACTGACATAATTTTAATTTTAAATTGTTTTGTTTTGTGAGGGGCTTGCGCCCCCTTTGTTGTTATTTTTAATTATTTTGGTATACCAAAAGAATTTATTAGGTTTACTAAACAAACATAGTCTTTATCTTCTATATAGTATGCTTTAGTCAATCTAAAAAGGCGGTTTTGAAGTTTACCTTTAGTTAAGCCTCCGTTTACTATCAAATTTTTAAATGCTTTTATGTCTCTTTCTGGATTCATTTTGTTTTGTTTTAATTGTTATTGTTTTACAGTGTAAAGATATAAATATTTTTTAATACACAAAATATTTTTTACTTTTTTTTTAAATTATTTTGGTGTCCAAGCTTTAGAAAACTCTAAATCCTTGAATACATCAGACTTAGGGATACCTGCACGAAACAATAATCTTGTTACTTCTTCCTTCTCCATCTGTAGTCTTTCCATTATTTCTTCGCCTGTTAAACCTTCTTTGACCATATCCGTTACAATATTACTCATCTCTAAAACGCCATGCGTACCTCTGGCTCTATTATGCCTTATCGTCGCCATTTTTTTTTGATTTTCATCCGTTTCATTTAAGATAACAACAGGAACACGCCCCTCTGTTAATTCTTTTATTTCTTTATGCCCGCTTACTGTCCATCTGTGAAACCCATCTACAATACTCATATCACTATTAACTACTATAGGCTGTGTCCATCCATCCTCTAAAATACTTATCTTTAATAGCTTCAACTCTGGTGGGGCTACTTTATTTGGATTATAATTATTTGGTTTTAATTCTTCTCTATTTACCCAAGTTATTTTATCTAGTGGTTGTTTTTTCATTATTGATACATTTTTACTGCTTGTTCTTTTGTTATACCTAACTTGTCCTGCGCCTTTATAGCCTCATTATCTAAATCACTACTCTGTCTGCCTTTAAAATCACCTCTTATAGCTACCTTACACAACCAGCGCCAACTAAGTCCGGATGCTGGGTGTGCCTTCTCATCATCTATACCTTGTTTTGTCAATGCCTTATGCTTTCTTATGTATCCGTTTATTGTTCTTTTTACCATATTCTGATAGTCATAATCATAGCTGTCTAAAATTACTTTTAGGTATTCCTTATACGTCAAACCATCTGGTTTTTTTTGTGCGTTAGAATATAACTCTGTGTTAGCATATCGCCAAGCTGTAGATACTCCCTTTACTCTATATAACATTTTATGCCACATATCTGGAAAACATTCGCTATAAATCCACAACCCCCTCAATGGTTCTTCTCCAAAAGGTGGACATACCCGCTGTTTTAAAAAATTACCATACATCGAAGTTTGATTAAAAATATCATAAGTTGTATTGTAATCCCATCCAAACTTATGTACTGCGAGCCAAACATCATCACTTGACCAATCATAAATTGGAAAAGCCCTGTATTGATTACTACCCTTCTCTGCATAACTATTTAAGAAGGCATCATTTTTTTTCATAGCAATAACACGATATCGCCTAAGGGATTCTTCTGTTCTTATTCCCGTAAGCATGGCAATTTTACCATCACTTATAGGGTATAACATAGGGCTAAATTCTTGAAAAGTTAAACCTTTGTAAAACTTTGGGTGTTCTGTAATCGCTTCCTTTGGCAATTCTCTAGTCCATAAATCTTCTTTTTCTTTTTCCCAAGTATACCAAAAAGGTTCCTCATTACTACTAGCGTTCCTATGTTTAAATTCTAAACAATACCATTTAAGGTTTACCTCCGGCATCTCAGAAACTCTACGAACATATTCTATTGTAGGAGGGTGTATAGCTTCTTCATCAAAAAAAACTACCTCCAGTGGCAATTTATTTTTTTCTTTTGCTACCTCAAGAGCTACATTTAATACAGCTGTACTATCTTTACCTCCACTAAAGCTAACAACTATTTTATCAAATGATTCAAAGATATATCTCGTACGCCGTAATGCCATCTGATAAACATTCTCTTCAAGCGTTTCTTTCTTACGAATTTTTGCCATTACTTAGTTCTAATGTCATCGAGTTCAGATGCTGAAACACCATCTACAATGGTTCTGTTTATCATTGGATGCTCTATGTCTGTTGCGCCAAAATCACTATCTGGGTGAAATGCTATGACATCCATCGTTTCATCTGTAGTTTTAAAAGCGTGTTGTCCTATAGGGTGTTCTTCTGCATCGATTCCCGTAGCGTAAGTTTCACCATCCCATTCTTTAATAACAAATATCATTCCTTTAGTAAGCGGTAGACAACCAAAAGGGGTGATACATTCCCCATTTCCTTTTGCGACAATTCCTATTCTATGACTAGGGTGTGTGTGTTGTGTTTGGTCAATTCCACTAGGAAAGTGTAAGTGATTTAAACAAGGGTCGCCTAATTTTACAGGCGGAATTAAAAGACTATCAGTGCAGCCATCTATGTATTTAAGCCTGCCCTCTGATTCTATATAGCCCCCGAACATATTATACGCCTTATATTTATTCTTAGGATAAACACCCTTGGTATGTAATACCTCGACCACTATTGCCTTAGAGTTTAAACCTGCATTTTGCAAATCAAAATCTCCATTAACACTTGCAAACATTCCATCTACCAACATTTGCGTAGGATACCCATATTTTGAAAAAGCAAAAGTACCTTCATAGATATATATATAATAACTCGAATTATCTTTTGTTTTAAACTTAAGTGTGTTAATTACATTAAAATATTTAATTGGATATTTTTTATGTTTACTGTCATCCATTATAATACCCTCCTTGGTATTATCAAAACTAATAAAACTATCATTTTCTGTCATGCTCTTGAAATTTATTTATTATTAACATTAAAGCCTCCTCTTGCTTTTCTAAATTATATTTATCCTTAACTTCATTTAATACTTTAATAAGTTTCTTTTTGTTTTCATACTCTAAAACAATTTCAAAATTGGAGTGGTCATCATCGGTGGCGGAAGGCTTTATCTCTTTTTCATCTTCATCATCAACATCAAAATAATCTTCATCTGGATTCCACACATTTAAACCCCATTGCTGTAGTTCATCGTATTGCCAATTATTACCTAGTGCATCATAATCCCAACTTCCATAATGGGTATTATCTTTAATAGTAAATTCTTTTTGCTTTTCTACACTCCAATTAACTTGTTGAACCTGTACTTCAAAATGTCCTAAAGACTTCAGCGCTTCTAATCTTTGATTACCACCAATTACAACCATATTTTTATTTACAATCAATGGTTTCACTTCCAGCATTTCTGGAAAATCTTTTATTGACTTTATTAGTCTTTTAAAATCTGATTCAGTTATATACCTAGGGTTTGAGTCATTAGGTTTTATTTCTTTTATATTTACCTTTCTAATCATTTGCTAGTAAAAAAGTGAATATTAATTCCAAAAATAAAAAAAAATAACTGTATTGTGTGTCGCTTATCATCGGCTAACACTTCAATGTTTTCTATATCTTCATTGCTGTAATTTATACCAGTTATTATCCCGTAAATTGGAAAAAATTCAAGTTGAAACATTCTTATATTGTTTGAACAAATATAAATAATAATCCCATATAACTTGCTGATATTCTTTAACATCGTACTCTTTGCCGCTACTATAAGCCACCCCATCCTTTGTGTGTACTAGTATATACTTACTTCCGCGCAGTTTTGGGTAAACTTTAATTCTTTTTTTATGACACCATGCCATAGCTTTATAATGTTCTGGTTTTGTATCTATCATTGTTATAAATTTAAAATGGTACTTGTATCTTCTGTATTTCTTTAGTAATGTTTTTTATATGTTTATTAATATTTACGCCTTTATAAGCACCGCCTCCTTTTTTAAAATCCGGCGCTATTTCAAAACTACCTTGCTGACCGTTATCCTTTCTTTTAACTTTCTGTATATGTATTTCAACTATATCACTATCATACTCTGTTTTCTCGTTTAACTTCCTATAAACAGTCATACAGTTGTACGCCTTATTAAAAAAGTCTGCACTTCCGGATATACTGTAAGGCGTAGGTACTTTATAAATGCCATTCTCGCTTTCCATCTTTCTGGGGTGTGCGACTAAAAATAGGTGAGTATTTGTTTGCTGGCAAAATTGTGTTATCTCACTCAGCTGCCTGCCTATGTAACTATGGTCTCTCTGTTCACTATGGTCTAACATATTCCAAGGGTCAATCACACAAACATTCACACCTTTTTGAAAAACAAGTTGTCTAAAATTATCAAGTATATTTTTTAAAGTAAGGTTATCTAAATTTATTTTTATAAAATGAAAGTGTTCTTCAATAAAATCCTTAGTATTGTTTAGTGTTTCAGTATCGCAATTTTTCTCATTTAATTTATTAGCAATTCTTTTAATATGCCCTTCATACGGAAAAGATTCCGGCGCAAAGAAAGCAGTTTTAAAGCCTTTTGTTAAAGCCAAATTTCCAGCAATTTGGTCAACAACATCAGACTTGCCACTATTTGGTATGCCCGTAACAACAGTCCACTCACCCAGACTAATATTAAGATAGTTAGCACTATCGCCAAGACCAAAAGAAAAGTTTTTAATTCCATTTTCATTATAGTTTAATACATTATCCCAAATGTCACTTATATTTAAAACACCTTCCAAAGGAAAACTTTTTGGATTACTTATAAAATCCTGCAAAGCCCTTGTGCCTTTTTTAACTAGTATTTCATTAGCATCTTTATACTCTTTAAAATCAACGTACTTACACCTGTATTTTCCAAACCTTCTAGCAAGTTCACTTCTTAAACTCAAACCAGCTGCATCGTTATCAGTACACAAAATTATTTCTTTCTTATTTACAAAATACTCCCAGCAATTATCCAAATAATCTAGTTTTTGGTTTCCTTTACTTGCTCCATTTGGAACACTACAAACACTAAACAAACCAGCTTCATGAAAACTTAAAGCGTCAATTTCGCCCTCTACTATGTAACACTTCTCGCTTTCTTTTATATCATCTAAGCCATAGAAAACTAGTTCAGCCCCACTAACAAGTTTAAAGTTTTTTTGTGCATCTCTGTATTTTACATTTACAAGTTCTTTATTTCTGTAATAATTAAAATTTATACAAATTGAATTTTTTTTAGTCTGAGGAAAATACTGTTTACTTTGAGTAATTTTATAGTGAACTAAAGTAGGTAAGTTTATACACCTGCCTTTAAACCACTCTACAACCTTACTATCTAAATCAGTCTGTTGTAATACCGGTTTTGTGTACTCTTTTTTTTGTTTAATTTTTACGTTTCCCTGCCATCCGCAGTGGTGACAATTATAAAGACCTTTTGATAAGTTTATACTTAAACTCTTATCGCCTTTGTTTTTTCTTTTATGGCTACACTTTGGGCATTTTACTTTTTGCTCCTCATAATTGCCTTTAGGAAATATGCTAATCTCATTAAATTGTTCAATCATAATGCTTTTTCTAGTTTTGTAATTTTGTAGTGTTTTGCTAATGTCTGTAAAAATTGTCTGATATTCTGGTCGCGTTTGTATTTTTTTTTGTCGTGATAAACTTCATAAACTTTTGTGTTAGCCATATCTACCACCTCATCCACTTTAGTTTCATGAGAACAGTAAACAACAAAAGCATCCCCGCAATTAATTTGCCAAGCATCTGCTATTCTTTTTAAAACTAATTCTTGTCCTGTAGGTACTTTTACGCCTTTATATTTTACTTCAAACATAATTAAGTACTTATTATCAAACTCCAATACGGCGTCTATATCAGTGGGGTGTATTTTGCTATTTCCAACACCCTTAAAATTTAAAACCTGCTTAATTCTTTTTTTATACTTAATCAAACCTTCATATCTTTTGCGTATTTATTTTTAAAAACTATTATCCACTTTATGCCATCTTTATTTTTTCGCCTTAATTTCAGTGGGCTTCTAAAATTTTCTGACCAAAAATCATCCTCCAAAGTTTTTTTGGTTATATAAAAAACCTGCCTAGGGTTAATACCTTCAATTCTATCAAGTTCATCGATAACATTTAACCATTTGTTTTTTTGTGTTTCATTCGATGGTCTATATTCTTCATCAAACAATAAAATTAAATTTTTATAACATTCAACTATTATTTCTTTATATGTTTTATTATATATAATATTATTCTTTGTGGCGGGTTTTCCGGCTACGGGTTTTCCGGTTACGGCTTTTCCGGTTACGGGTAGCTTTATTATAAAATTATAACCTAAAAACTTTTTAGTTTTCTTATCCCTTATTAGTATCTTCTCTAAATACCCACCATCAATTAATTCCTTAAACCTACCCCCAATAGCATCCCTACCATCTTTAAAAGCGCCAACACAATATTTTACTGTAATTTTAAAATCATCGTTATGAGATAATAAAAAACAAAATAAACCTACAGCGCCAGTACTTAATGAATTATCTCTAAATATATCCCTTGGTACTACAAAGTAGCTTTTAAATTTTTCTGGTTTGTAAATTATTCCTGTTTCCATAAAAATAAAACCCTAAAGTTCCAGCGGTGGTGGTCGCCTTCCCTAAAGGGTTTTCTTTAATGATTTAATGTAGCCACCACTCTACAAAACAAATTTAGTTATTTTTCTAAAATTCCTTTTATAATATCACAAAAAGTTCTCACATCTCCGAACATATTTTGAAATTCTTCTAATGTAATATCAGAAAAACCATGCTTTGAAAAAAGTGATTCAATTAATAAATCCAACTCAACTGGAGTCATTGTACCTACATATTGATAACCATTACTGTCATCAAATGTAGCATCAGCAACCCAATCAAAATCTCTGCTCCTAACTTTATTAGCCTCTTCGTTGTAAAACACTTTTCTATATTTCATTATTAAAATAATTATCAATCAATTCTGTAGCATCATCTAAAGTATTTACCCACTGAGCCTCCCAATTTGCCATTTTAAGAGC